CTCAATAACTTCTGGTTCAAGATCATCAATACTATTTTGACGATTTTTGGTATCTTGACGACGAAGTTGTGGTAGTTCTATTTGTTCAAGAAGTTTAGTATCGGCGTATCGTTGAGAAAATTCTTGAAATGTGAAAGACCTATGACGCAAAATTTGAGCTGCGATTGCCCTGGTAGTCTCGATTTCAAGAGTCATTGTGGATTGTTCAAACACACTCCAATGATTGTGTTTAATACAATACTTCAGAAGACCAGCAAATTTGTCATTATTCTGGTTGTTGGGGTTAGACACACGAGCAATGTATGCCATGGTCTGTTCTGCGTCGGGAGTGACGCTTACTAATTTAACGTTCATAAATCCTCAGTCTGGGTATCCGTCATCATCGTTAAAAATCTCATCATAATCTGAGACTGGTGCATAATAAGATGCAGGGTCATCAAAATTCTCACGCTTATCAATATAAGCATTGGTGTCTGAATAGACTTCAGACTTGAGAGCATCGACAAGTAACTCTAGGTTCCTTACGATCAATTTGAGTTTGTCTTTCTCCATGTGTATGTATACTCTCATCTAAGTTTACACAAAAAAAGAGAGGTTGTCAATCAACCTCTCGGAAATATCAGTGGTTATCGAGTATAGTCCTGCAGACTCGTTTACATTCTTGTTGGTTTAAGGAATCACATTCAATAAGACATTCGTAGTAGTCACTAATTCGTTGTTCTTCTAGATTCAGATCATCAATTGTGTTTTCTAAGTGACGCCATTCATCAAATTGAGCGCGTGATAAAAGATTGTGCATCTCAACCTCCATGCTGTTAGACCATAATGACAAAAAAAGAAGTTTCAGGTCATTTCATCACCTTTTAATTCTATCGTATATAGTCAGGATATCCTGATTTTTTGTATGTCAAGATACAAAAATTTATACCTACGAGTTTATACCTACAAAAAAAGAGGAGCCCGTTAGGACCCCTCTGATTTAAATATTTTTTCTAACCACTCTTCCATGTGAATTAGATAACAGGACCAGTAGTTACACCCACGATATGTTAGTTGATAACAAGAGGGTGGTCTATTGTCCTTATCCATATCATCATAATGATATCTATATTGTTCCATTACTTATTCAGCAATAGAACTTCTGCATAGATCAAGAATAAGAAGGCGGTTGAAAACGTTACTACTGATGCAACAACTGGAAGAACTTCGTGCATATCACTTTACCAAAGTACGGTTGACTTTGATACCACGATACATGAGAGAGAAGTTCTCCTGTTCACGCAGACGCTTGAGTTCTGCTTGTACCTCTGCCTTGTGAGCTTCGGTATCGTACTGGTTGCCACGATAGGTAACTTGAGACATGGTTTTACTCCAAAGAAATGAGACGGTTAAATCCCGTTCCTTCGGGCGGCGTTTGCGTCCTCTGTGAGGATGAACGATCCGTTCCGCGTCGTCCTACTTGCGTCCTATTGTTCTACCTCTGGGAAACAGGCAGGATCAGTCCCGTCTGCATACCTGGCAATAAACTCTATCTTTTTCCATACGGAAAGAGATTCGGTTTCCATTGTCCTCTCCGTCAACCAATTAAACTGCTCACAAGTGAGAAGCATACTTGGCTCTGGTTGGGCAATCGCCAGAAGGAGAGGTAGGAACATAGGATGAACGTAAGGGCAGTATACCCTTTGAGCTTTATATAGTCAACTTACTCTGTAACATTTGTTACAGTTCTGGGTTCTCGTTAAATTCTCTAGTGAGTTTGTCAATGATTGTCTCTTGACCACTCAACTTTTGAATTTGATAGAGGTTTGACTTGGTATATTTTTTGAGTTTCTTATACTCCTTGACAACCTTCTTCATCTGTTCCATGTTGACAGTGTAGTTGTCAAGATTCTGTCGGGGATCACTTACCTCAACATCATCAACCATGTCACGGCCGCCAACAAAACCACTGTTCTCAGCAACCTTGAACTCTGGTTTGTAACCACCACCACCTAGACCAAGTTGTTTGTTTTCTTCAGTCATTTCTTTTTCTTTTCAGGTTCATTCCTAACAGCCCAAAGTTTTGGGTTACACGTCCCGTCAGTCTATCTCCACTTTTGGATTACATTGTGTCCAAACACTTCATGGTATGCATCGAAGATAGGAACTTGTAGTCCTAATACAATGTCATACCATTGATCATCACCTTCTTTACAGGTTACCAAGTAACTTGAACTGGGAAGACTCTTATCGTTAGCTGCAATAGGTTCACAATTCGAATAGATGACGGTGACGCCCATCTTTTTCATTTTCTGAACGTCACCAGTAGTAAGCATCAGGATCTCCACCCCCAGGCAATATCAGGAAAGGCTTCAGCAACAACTTCCCTAGTCAACTTGTATTTGTCAGTAAGATTCTTATCTTTGACAAGGCAAATGACTTCAGCTTCTTCGGCGTGAAGACGTTCCAGAAGTTGAATGAACATACTCTCACGACGCAGAGGTGCAAGAGTATCATTACCACCTTTAACAAAGTGATAGAGATTCTTGTACTCAGAGGTCAGTCGGTTGTGATCTGTTCCCTTTGGAGCCTCGTTGGGACTGTAAGGAACGTCACCTTCAGGAAGCATACTCCTTGCACTGTCATCAAAGTTCCAGATTAGAACAGCGCGGAGTGCAGGAGAATCAAACTCCTGAAGGATCTCAACTTTTTTGGCTTTAGATCGTGCTTTAGATGCAGCGTCAAGGATCTCACTTACCAAAGCATCCTTTGGTAATTTAGTTTTCGTAGCAGGCATGATTACTCTTCGTCGTCGTAATAAGTGTCTTCGTCGATTACAAATCGAAGTGCGGTTAGTTCGGTACTAAGTAAGTTTCCATCTGTGTCATACATTTCTGGGTGAGTTGTGACTTGTGCGGTCTTTAGCTCCATGTACTCGTTGTACTTTTCACCAGCAAACCATCCAACAACAAACCCAACCAAGATGCCACCAATGCAGAAGAGGGTGGCGAAAACAAGGGTTACTCCTATTAACATTTTTTCTACCTTAGAGAGACTACAAAAAAACTTACTTACACCCTCCAACTCTCTGGTTTATTTAGATACCTTCTTGCGTCTTCCAGGTCGTTTGTCATGACTGTATTGCCAGGCATCTTGAAGTATACCATAGAGATAGTCCTTGATCTTCCTGGCCTGTGGCTTTGGAATGTGTCCATAGGCCTCACGGAGAAGTTTGTGGTTGTAGTCCTGACCACCCTCTAGGTATTCCTCCAGTTCGTTTACAAGATCACTGAGTTCTGTTGCAGTAAAACTGTGAATGAACTCCTCTACTTCAGCTCGTTTTGTTCCACGAACTTTTAGATAATCATAAAACTTGAGAACGAACTGACCTTCAAATGCATAGTCAATCGCTCTGTCAACGTCGTAGTAGAGTTCACTAGTCATCACACAATCCCTTGTTCTCGTAGATACTTTACAGTGTCTGTACATCCACCAAGTTTCTCACCGTTCATAATGACCTGTGGAAACGTAGAACCTTGACCGAACTCTTGGTAGAATTGTTCTTTGTCAAAGTCTTCTCCAAGTTTGTATTCTGCAAAGGTAAGATCCTTTCCAACCAAAACTTGTTTGACCATCTCACAGTATGGACAGCCGTCTTTGGAATAAACAGTGAATGACATTACTTTTATGTATCAGTTTGATCTTTTTTATTGAACCCGAAAGGTTGTTTCTCCATCTCTTTTTGAGTGCGGAGTTTCTGTGCAAGAGTGCAAACAGTTTCCATTACCTTGAGTGTGTCTTCAATGGTTGATTCCACTGGCATTTGATTGCGGACAATATCAAACAATGGAAAGAATTGTTCTGCAGCTTCAGTGACTTCTTCAGTCGTTAGTGGTTTGTTGTTCATTATTCATCAGTAAGGTGATCGGCACATGCAAGAGTGTCACATGGAGGGCATTCGTTAGCAGAGTTCCAGAACTTTTTGTTCGCTTCTAATAGGGCTTCGGTTACATCCTCTTTGAAAGAACGACGAGGAATGAATACATCATCAAGACGATCTTGATCATACTCGGGATAGTCTTTGCAGAATGTCAACTCTACATCATACAACAGAGATTGTGTGATGTCATTGATAGTTTCAAGTGATGATGGTGGGAGAGATACCCACTCAAATCCAGGATACAATTCTCCTTTCACACGATTTAACATCGCTACCTTGACTGCAAGACGATCCTCAAACATCTTGAGGAAGACATCACAGTCTTCTTTATTTTTAAAATTAGGAATAGTCATTCGAAGATAGGTCTAACAGGAGGATTAAATTCTTCACGATGAGCTTTCATGACATGTTTTGGAACTCCATAGTAACCCATGTGCATCCACACACAGTCGATATAACGAAGATCTTCACGATCTGCATCATATGTAGTCATGTCACAATAATACAGAATATCTTGTGGAACCTCTACTTTCTTCCAAGTGATAGGTTCTTCAATAAAAAATGGTACGGTCATTTTCCAAATGCATTGTGTAATACTTTAGGCAGATCCATGTGACCATGAAAGTAACCAGCCACAATGGTGGCGATCACGCACAATCCTAACACACCTAGGGTGATTGTCAAAGGAACCCTGGTGTCTTTAGTAGTCATCGCCGTACTTCACATCAGTCGTAGCATCCATCAGAGCTACGGTGGTTTTATATCCTTGTTGCACAGTGAACTCATGTTGTTTAGCAATGTCTTGCAGAGCCTCAACATCATACTCTGGTGCAGTGATCCAACTAAAACCCTTACCAAAGGTATTGTCTGGATTTACAACGTACCAATGACATGCAGTATCAGGTACAAAAACAGAACACTCTTTCCAGTCATTATCCCATTGAGGAACCTGAACAAAGGACAGAGCGGCAAACAGAAAACCAAAGAAGTTAAAAATCATTCCTGAGCCCTCCACTCTTTACGCATTTCTTGATATGTAGGATCGTATGCAGCCTTGTCTCGAATTACTTTGAAGACTGCTGCTGCCCTGGCTTTTTCATTCGTTTTCCAGTCCTTATCCTGGGGACGAACGTTCCCCAGTTGGTCATACTTTCGTCCCGAAGCATGATTGGCATACCTTCTGGCGCGCGTGTGACCCATTTCAAGGAATTTCCGCGCCATATCCATGCCAATAAAATCCTTTCGCCGTCTGTACGAACAGAACATCTTGTAAATTTGATTAGAAGACGCAACAGCGGTTTCTTCATCTACAAACCTCCAGTGTTTGCATATATCGTTAGTGTAAGGCCTAACCAGTAGAACTCCTTGTTCTCCCCTTCCAATACGATAAAGTTGGCGAGTTTCTGCATCTGTAAAGTCAAGACGTTTGTAATCCAGATCATAATCAAACTCTTTCATTAGTCCAGAACTTCAATGTGGGATAAAAACGGTGGGGGCATATTCCACCACAATACCTGGGCATCTTCCCAGTTATCAAAGATTATAAAGTCACCATCAGATTTGACTACTTTATAACGATGACGGAGATAAGGCTCTTTAGATGTCTCAGTAAAATACCGAGAGTCAGTTTTAGGAATTAGTTTGATCATGGACGATCGGCACAATCACGATAAAAGGTCCCGTTGACGTAACAGGATTTACCAGGTTCATAATACTTGACAACTGGTGTGGGTTCACGAAGAACACACATATCACCTTGATCTGTAGTCATCCCTTCAAGACAAGATGCAGCAAGTAACGGAGCAAGAAGTTTCAGTGTGTACATTACAATTTATCAGGACACTTCGTTACAACGAAAGAGATAGCCTGGGCTTCAAGACCAAAGGATCCACTGATTACATTTCGTACATTCTCACCACCATACTGATCATTGGCTTTGGAGTATGCAAGAAGAACGGATTCCAGAACTGGTCTACCCTCGTTCCGCAGTTCGCAGAAGTCTCCTGCGACTGTCCCCAAGAGAGTTGCAAGTGTGAGCTCTACCATGTTACATCGTGCAAGGTTGCGTGTCTAACTTCCTTGATCATACCATCCCAGAAGTGGACGTGACAAGAGGGCCACTTTGCATAGTGGGCATCCCACTTGGCTGGGTAGAGTTCGACCACCTTGAACGCAAAGACTGGACATATCTTTCCCCGATTCCCATTTGAAATCCATTTGATGCCTTTCCAGAGAGGAGTGTCCTCCTCTGGTGTCATCATAAAATCTTGTGTACCAGAATAATCGACCATGAACAACTGACCTGCGGGCGAGATCCAATACTCCGCCATGCAACAGTCCAGGTCTTTTGTCTGGAGTTCTTTGTTTAACCAACCAGGTCCAAGATCATAAGAAGATCTTACAGTATCAAACATTCCCATGACTTACTCCTTGATATAACCTTCTTCTTTCAACCACTTCTCCGTGAGTGGAGTGGGTTTGTAATCTTTCCACATCGTACCAGCAGCACATGACTTGAGAGCCTTCATGGTCATCCCTTCGGTCATACCAGCCCACTTCGCCTCTGCTTCCCAAGGGACTGCACTTGCAGGATATGTCTTCTCTACGATGTCTCTCCAGACCTGTGGCACGTCTTCCTCAGGCAGAATGATTGCGATCATGGAGTTCTTGATAGAACCTGCCATACAGTCTTGTGCGGCGTGCCAGCCCTCATGACGCATCACAGTCATCAGGACATTATACCTATGCACAAATCTCTCATTGAGAAAGAAGTTATTACTGACGGTATGATAAACACCACGATGACCAGGAGGGAAATACTTTTCTGGTGCAAGAAAAACTTTGGAACCTACTGCATTGGAAGCCTTAACCAGTTCATCAAACTCCACTGACATTGGTGGTGTCATTGAGAACTTATTAAAATGTTTTGCAACATCCTTGTGGTTCTTGACTTCAACCACACCATCAGTACACTCTCGTACCAGCATACATCCCATGGCATCCATGGTGTAATAACCCTTGGTCGGTTCCGCGAACGCAGGAGTTGCAAGTGCGGTTGCAGCTACCAAACCAGTAATAAACTTTTTCATTGTGTGAGCTCACCTGATCTAATTATACGCAAAAAAAGAGGGGTGTCAACTGGATGTTGCCAGTTACCCCTCTTATGCGCCGACGATATTCAGTTGTATTTAGGACGGAAGGGACAATCAGGACATCCTGCCCCACAACATCCTTTAGAGTGCGTTTCCACGAGGAAGAACTTCTTCTGGGAATACAAATGACTCATGTGGTTGATCGACTGGAGCCATCCATGCACGAAGGCCTTCATTCAATAGAATGTTCTTTGTGTAGAAGGTTTCAAACTCAGGATCTTCTGCTGCTCGAACCTCTTGCGATACAAAATCATACGCACGCAAATTAAGTGCCAAACCAATAATACCAATAGAAGAGACCCAAAGACCCATAACTGGAACAAAAAGCATAAAGAAATGCAACCAGCGTTTATTGCTGAACGCAATACCAAAGATTTGAGACCAGAACCTATTGGCAGTAACCATAGAATAAGTTTCTTCTTCTTGTGTGGTATCAAATGCTTTAAATGTATTTGATTGTTCACCATCTTGATACAGAGTATTCTCTACTGTCACTCCATGAATTGCTGAGAGAAGTGCTCCACCCAGTATACCCGCTACACCCATCATGTGGAATGGGTTGAGAGTCCAGTTGTGGAAACCTTGGAGGAAGAGTAAGAAACGGAATATCGCTGCTACCCCAAATGATGGAGCGAAGAACCAAGACGACTGACCAAGTGGGTAGAGTAAAAACACGCTGACGAATACAGCAATAGGAC